CGCGACATCGCCAAGACCATCATGCTCAACGACGCCCGCGCCAAGGCGTCGGCCGACGCGGCCGAGGCCACCGAGCGCGAACAGCGCCTGGCCGAGCAACTGGCCCGCGCCCGCGCCGCCGCCCGCGGCGCCGAAGACCGAGCCATCGACGAGCACAAGGACAAGCTCGAGCAAGAGCGCCGCGCCGCGCTCAAGAGCGTGCAAGACCGCGTGGCCAGCCTGCAGGACGAGGCCGCCGCCGTCGAACTGACGGCGGGCACCAACCTGTCGCTGGCCGAGGGCATCGAGATGGTGGCGCTGGCGCGCGCGCGCGAAAAGCTCGAGCGCTACTACGAGGGCTCGGCCCCGTGGAAAGACGTGCAGAAGGAGATCGAGGCGCGCGAGAAGCTGCTCGGCCTGATGGCCGACAAGCGCGTGCGCGAGGCCGGCATCAAGGCCGCCGAAGAGACGGCCGACTACTGGCAGCGCATTTCCGACGACGCCGGCAAGGCCCTGGCCGACGCCATCTTCGACGGCGGCAAGAGCGCCGGCGAGCTGCTGGAGGACTACTTCCGCACCCTGGTGCTGCGCCCGCTGGTCGAGTTTGCCGGGCAGCAGGGCATGGCTGCGCTGCTGGGGCTGCTGGGCGTCAACGCCGGCGGTGCCGCCGGCGGCGGCGGTGGCGGCGGCGCCAACTGGCTCGGCATGGCCAGCAACGCCAGCAGCGCCTACAACCTGTACAGCGGCGGCGGCATCTACGGGCAGGCCGCGCGCGCCGCCGTCAACACCTCGCTCGGCAGCTCGCTCTGGTACGGCTCGGGTGCCGGTCTGGCCTCGGGCGGCGGCGCAGCGGCCGGCATCGGCGGGTCTTCGGCCGGCGCCATCCTTGCGGACGGCTCGGGGGCGGTTGCTGCTGGCGCCAGCGGCAGCGGATCGCTCGGCGCCAGCTCCGTCAGCTGGGGCTCGTATGCCGGCTGGGCCGCGCTCATTGCGCTGGGCGTGGCCAAGGCGATGGACGACTACGACGAGGGCTTCCGCAGCGAAGGCGCCCGCCAGCTGCAGGACGACCTGGGCGGCGGCGCGCAAGGCTGGATCCTGGGCGGCCTGACCGCCGACTTCAGCAACCTGGCCAAGAAGATCGGCTTCAACGACAAGTGGGCCGACCTGCTCAGCGGCGCCACGGGCGTGGCCAAGCTGTTCGGCCGTGCGCTGCCGCGCGTCGACGCGCAGGGCGTCAGCGGCAGCATCACCGATGGCGACTTCAGCGGCCAGATGTTCGCCGACGTCGTGCAAAAGGGCGGCATCTTCCGGTCCGACAAGCGGTGGACGGAGCTGGCCGCACTGCCAGACGACCTGGGCCGCTTCCTGGACGCGGGCGCCGCCGACATGGTTGCCCGGGCCCGGCAGTTTGGCGACGCACTGGGCCTGCCCGGCCAGCAGCTTGGCAAGGTCACCAGTGACCTGCGCATCGAATTCGCCAAGCCCGAGAACGACACCAAGGAAGCCATCGCCGAGGCCACGCGAAAGAACCTCTCGGCCATTGCCGAAGCGCTGGGCGAATACGGTGACGACCTGGTGCAGTCCTGGGCTGCGGCCGTGGGCCCGGTGGCGCAGTACGGCGAGAGCGCCGCGCAGACCATCGCCCGTGTGGGCCAGGCGCTGCTGGACGTCAACAGCGTGCTCGAATCCATCGGGGTGGCCGCGCTGGCCACCGGCGTGGACGGTGGCGCCGCCGCGGTGGCGCTGGCTGACCTGTTCGGCGGCGTGCAGGGCCTGCAGCAGGCCGCCGGCGGCTACGCGCAGAACTTCCTGAGCGAGGCCGAGCGGCTGGACATCGTGCGCGGCCAGCTCACCCAGGCCTTTGCCGAATACGGCGCCACGCTGCCGGCCTCGCGCGAGCAGTTCCGCGGGCTTGTCGAGGCGCAGGATCTCACCACCGAAAGCGGGCGCCGCGCCTATGCCGCGCTGCTGGGCGTGGCCGACGCCTTCGCGGCCATCACCGAGCCGGCCGGCGACGCCGCAGCCATCCTGCGCGAGCGGCAAGACCTGGAGCGCGATCTCCTCGAGCTGCAGGGCAGCAGCGTCGAGCTGCGCCGCCTGGAGCGCGAGGCCATCTCCGAAAGCAACCGCGCGCTGTACGACCAGGTGCAGGCCCTGCGCGATGCGGCGCAGTTCCAGTCCGGCATCGATGCCATCTACGGGGCCGTCAGCATCGACCGCAGCCCCGAGATGGGTCGCCGGGCGGCCGACTTCCGCCGGCTGCAGGGGGACCCCATCGTCCAGGATGCGGCGGCCCGCACGCGCGCCGAGTGGACCGAGGCATTCACGCGCGGCGGCCAGGAACTGAGCAACTTCGCCCGCGGCTACACCGAGATGCAGGTCAGCCGCGCCGTCAGCTCGGTGACCGACCAGCTCATCCAGCGCCAGGAGCGAGTCCAGGCCGAAGGCGTGGCCAATCGCGACAAGGTCGAGCAGGCAGCGCAGCAGCGTGCCGCGGCCATGGCGCAGCAGAACAACGAGCTGATCCGAGCGCTGGACGGCCTGACCATGTCGCTGGACGACTACCTGCGCCAGCTGACAACGGGCTCGATGTCGGCGCTGTCGCCAGAGCGGCAATACGAGGCGGCGCGCGTCGACTTCGAGGCCGTCTCCCGCCAGGCTATGGCCGGCGACCAGGCGGCCACTGAAGAGCTGCAGTCGCGTGCGGCCACCTTCCTGCAAGAGTCGCGCGCCTTCTACGGCGGCGGCGCTGGCTTCGCCGGCGACAGCGCGGCCGTGGTCGACGTGCTCAACCGGGTGTTGGACATGCTCGGCCAGCTCAACGGCAACGCCGAGGCCAGCGCGTCGATCAACCTGCAGGGCTTCGCCCGGGTGGCCGACACCACCGCGTCGACGACCGCCGCGGTGCGCTCGCAGTCTGACCGCGCGCTGCTGCTGGCCCAGCGGGGGGTCCAGTGAACTACCTGGTGGAGCTCACCGGGTACACCGACGCCAGCACGTCGGCCGTGTACCGCTACAGCTCGGGCGCCTACGTCACGCAGCCGACCGACACGCCGCCGTCGACGTGGTACGACCCGCGCGTGCTGGATCCGGGCAGCATCACCCGCACGCTGGTCGACACCAGCAGTGCCGAGGCGCGGGCCAACCCGCGCGCCGAGGTGGGCTACGGGATGATCCGGCTGGCCAACATCGACGGCGTGCTCGACGGCGTGTTTGGCAGCGGCGCGGTGAGCTTCCGCGAGCGCCAGGTGCGCGTGCTGCAGGTCGAGGAAGGCGCCGCGTACAGCACGGCCGTGGTGCTGCTGGTGGCCACCATCAGCCAGGCGCAGCTCGACGCCGACGAGGTGGTGGTCGGCATCAAGGACCGGCTGTATGAGCTGGACAGCCCTCACCTGACGGCCACCTATGGCGGCACCAACAGCCTGCCGGCCGGCGTCGATGGCGTCGAGGATCTGCAGGGCAAGGTCAAGCCGGCGCTGTACGGCAAGGCATTCGCCATCTCGCCCCCGTGCGTCAACACCTCGCGGCTGATCTACCAGATCAGCACCCGCGCGCTGCAGTCGGTCGATGGCGCGTACGACGGCGGCAGCCCCTACACCGCGGGCGCCACCTACGCCACGCAGGCCGACATGGAGGCCACGGCACCCAGCGCCGGGCAATACCGCGCGTGGCTGGCTGGCGGGATGATCCGCCTGGGCACCGCGCCGACGCTGGCGCTGACGGTGGACGCCACCGGCGACACGGCCGCCAACAGCACGGCCGCGCAGCTCATCAAGACGCTGGCCCTGGCGCGCGGCATCGACGCCGGCGACATCGACAGCGCCGACGTGGCCGCGCTGGACGCGGCGACCACTGCAGTGCTCGGCGTGTGGGTGGACGACGACCGCCCCACGCTGGAGATCATGGACGAGGTGGCGCGCAGCGTCGGCGCCGTGTACCGCTTCGACCGCCTGGGCAAACTGCGCATGCAGCGCCTGGAGCCGCCGACCGGCACCGGTGTCTCGCTCGCGCCGTGGAACGTCGGCGCCGTGGTGCAGCAGCAGGGCGGCGAGGACGTGCCGACCAGCACCGTGCGCATCCGGTATGCGCGCTACTACCGCACCCAGGCCGGCGGCGACGTGGCCGGCAGCGTGTCCGAGGCCGACCGCGCCGACATCGCGCAGGCGTGGCGTGTCGCCGAGTACAGCGCGGCGCCGTCGCCCAACCCGCACCGCCGCACGCTGGCCGCCACGCGCGACACCTGCCTCACCACCAAGGCCGATGCCGATGTCGAGGCGCTGCGCCTGCACGGGCTGCTGGGCGCCACGCGGCGCACGCACCTGCTGTCGCGCGTGCAGCTCGACGACGCGGCCCTGACCGGCATCGACGTGGGTGACGTGATCAGCCTGCGGTGGCCGCGATTCGGGTTCAGCCTCGACGCCGAAACCCCGCGCCTGGTGATCGCCATCACCAGCTACCTGCGCGAGCGCCGCGCCGACCTCACCGTGTGGGGCTGAGCCGATGAGCAACGTCCGACTCTGCTACCCCAACCGCGCCGCGGCCGCGAGCTACAGCGGCCAGGGCTGGGTGCCCACGCTGCCGCTGTCGCACCTGGCCACGCGGCAGCTCAGCCAGGTGGCGCGCTCGCACCCGACGCCGGCGGCAACCTTCTATGCCGCCTTCGGCGCGGCCACTGACGTTGGCGTGGCGGCGCTGGCGGGGCATAACCTGTCCACGTCTGGCCAGTGGCGCCTGCGCGGCTACAGCGCCGACCCGCGGCCCTATGTCGACCGGTCGGCGCAGGTGGCCACGCTGGATCTGCGCTTCGCCGACGGCGTGCTGCCGGCTGGCATCGCGTGCACGCGCGCCAGCGTGGCGACGTATTTCGATGCCGCCGGCCTGCTGCAGACCGCCGCGGCCGACACCCCGCGCATCACGCACGACCTGGCGACGGGTGCATGCCTGGGGCTGCTGGCCGAGCCGGCCGCCACCAACGTGCTGCAGTGGTGCCGTGACCTGAGCAACGCCTACTGGACGCGCACCAACTGCAGCGCCGCGCTCACGGCCACCGGCATCGACGGCGCAGCCAGCAGCGCCACGCGGCTGACGGCGACGGCCGGCAATGCCACGGTCACCCGTGCGTCGATCACCTCTGGCCGGTTCAGCCTCTTCGTGCGCCGGGTGAGCGGCAGCGGCGCCGTCGAGATCAGCAGCAACACCGGCGGCGGCTGGACGGCCATCACGCTGACCAGCACGTGGCAGCGCTTTGACATCGGCGGCACGGCGGCGGCAACGCACGGCATCCGGATCGTGACGAGCGGCGACGAGATCGAGGTCGACTACCTGCAGGCCGAGGGCACCGGCGGTGCGCCGACGACGCCGATCTACACCACCGGCGGCACGGCCACGCGGCAGGCCGACAGCATTGTCTACACGCCGGCCTATGCGCTCTCTCTGGCTGCCGGCACGCTGGCTGTGCAGGCGCGCTACCTGTCCACCTTGAGCGGGTCCGCGGCGCAGTGGCTGCGCCTGCGCGACGCAGCCGACACCAGCGCCGTGCGGCTGACCAGCGACGTCAGCCGCAACGTGGTGGCCGAGTACATCAACGTCAGCGCCACGCAGTGCAGCCTGACCACGGGTGGCGCCGCGCCGGCCGTGGGTGCGCTGTTCGGCGCGGCCATGAGCTGGGCCGCCAACGACTACCGCGCCAGCCGCAGCGGCGGCGCTGCAGTGACCGACGGCGCGGGCACCGTCAGCAGTAACGCGGTGAGCACCATCCTCATCACGCCGCCGACCAACCTCGCGTTCGCGCTGGCCCGCCTGACCGTGTTGCCCGCGGCCAGCACCAGCGCCGAGCTGGAGGCCCTGAGCACCGCCGACCCCGCACCCGCCGCCGGCTACGACACCGGCTGGCTGGACGCCTGGCCGGCCGAGTGGGTCGCCGCCACCACTGCCGAGCAGCGCAGCGGTGCCCGCGGCCTGGCGCTGCATGCGCCGACCAGCACGCAGAGCTGGCGCTACTGGCGGATCGACCTGCGCGACACGACGCGCACCTACGTGGAGCTGGGCCGCGTCTTCATGGGTAGCGCCTGGGCGCCGGATGTCGGCCTCGTAGTGGGGGCCTCTCTCGGCTATGAGGACCGCGCCAGCGTGGTCGAGACCGACAGCGGCGCCGAGTACGTCGTCGAGCGGCCCAACCCGCGCGTGCTGCGCGGCACGCTGGAGGCGCTGTCGCAGGAAGAGGCCTTCGGCCAGGTGCTCGAGCTGCAGCGCCAGCTGGGCACCACGGGCGAGCTGCTGGTGATGCTGCTGCCGGCCGACCGCGCCAATGCGCCGCGGCACCACTTCCTGGCGCGCTTCCGTTCGCTGGCGCCCGCGGCCGCGGTGGGTTGGCGGCGCTGGTCGGCGCCGGTCGAAATCAAGGAGCTGTTGTGACCATGTGGGCCGCCTACGACGACCAGGGCTGGTACACCGGCCAGGTGCCGGCCGACACGCCCAGCGCCACGCCGGTGCAGCCGCCGTCGGCCAGCACCACCACCGCGCCCGGCGAGCTGCGCGCGCGCTGGGGGCGCTACCGCTGGACGCTGCAGCCGTACCCCGCGCCGCCGCCGCCGCCGGCCGTGCCGGATTGGGCCGATGCGGACCTGGACCGGCGCTACCACTGGATCGACGTGGGGCCCTTCATGGACCGCTTCGGCGGCTACGCGGTCAGCATCGCCGGCAGCAATGACCCCGAGGTGCGCGGTCTCGTCACGCTGCTGCTGCCACGGCAGTACGTGGACCTCAAGCGCACCGACGTGGCGCAGTTTGTCGGCCTGCTGGTGGCAAAGGAGCTGATCACGCAGGCCCGCGCCACCGCCGTGCTGTCGCCGATCACCACCGAGGCCGAGCGCCACATCAAGGGCCTGCCGCAACCTACTGGAGGCTGACGCCATGCTGACCGCCATCCGTGCCGCGCTGCACGTCCCGCCCGAAACCCGCTGACCATAACCGGAGCCACACCATGCTGCTGCACCAGTCATCCACCCAGGTCGCCACGCTCGACCCCCTGCAGCCCGACGAGACCGAGGCCGCCGCGCGGCTGGCCTGGAGCTGCGAGGGCCGCCTGCCCGACGGCATGAGCAACACCCACGGCCTGACGGCCTGGTACTCGGTCATCGCTGGCGCCGTGGCCTGGGGCGACATCGCCATGGGCCTGCGCATCAACGGCGGCGCGCTGTGCGGCGTGGCCGTGGCCCGCGCCGACGCAGCCGACCGCGGCCGCATGCTGCTGATGACCTGCTGCAGCGCCTACGACGCCGACTGGTATCGGCCGCGCATGGAGGCCGCCATGCGCGACCTGGTGCATCGCCGCGACCTGGCGCTGGTGCGGCGTCGCACGGTCATCACCGTGACCTACGACGCCGTCTGAGGCTGCCCCAGCCGCCCGCGCCGCGCCGCAGCGGCGCGTTGAACAACCGAAAGGATCGACACCATGCTGCTCAAGCGCATCTACGCCGACGACGGGTCCGTCTCGGCCATCGAAATCAAGCATACCGGCACCAGCCGCGAGCAGAACTTCAGCCATCGCCTGATCGAGCAGGCCATCGTCGATGGCTGGGCCCGCCTGGATGGCGACACGCTGACGCTGCGCGGCCAGCCGGAGGATCTGACGTACAGCGTGCGGCGCAGCCCAGGCTACTACTGCACCAGCACCGGCGAGCGCATCCCCGTCAGCGCCATGGCCTGGGCATCTCCGCAGCGCGGCACGCTGGCCCGCAAGGAGGCGCTGGCGTGGCTCGCGGCCCGCGGCAAGCCGGCCGGCGACTACGAGGTGACCAACGCCTACGAATGCGTCCTCGACGAGGCGCAGCACCACCAATTCCACGCCGTGCGCGACGCCAAGGGGCGCGTGGTCGGCGCCCACGAGCTGGAGGCCTGAACCATGGCTGATCAAGTATTCAACGTCGCCCTCGGCTCGGTGGCCGGCTACTACCGCCGCGTCGACGGCAACGACCCCGCCAATTCGGCGCTGGTGGTCGTGCTGCTGGCCGCGTCAGGCATCGAGACCGACGCCACGCTGAAGGACAAGGACACCCTGGCCGATCTGGTCAGCGGCACGACGAACGAGGCCACGAACACCGGCTATGCGCGCAAGGTGCTGACTGATGCCGACCTCGTGGCCTTCGCGCCCGACGACACGAACAACCGGGTGGACCTCGACTTCCCCGACCAGACGTGGACCAGCGTGGCCAATGACGGCACCGGCGCCATCGGCGACGCGGTGGTCTGCTACGACGGTGACACCACCAGCGGCACCGACGCGAACATCGAGCCGCTGACGATGCACGACTTCTCTGTGACCCCGAACGGCGGCGACATCACCTTGCAGGTGGCGTCGGCCGGGTTCTTCCGCGCGAGCTGATGGCCGAACTGCTCATCAAGGCCCGCGACGCCACGCACGCAGACGCCGAGAAGGACCGCCGCGGCTGCTACAAGCGCGGCGATGTGGTCGTGGTGATGGACGACGGCCACGAGTGGGGTGCGAAAGAAGGCCCGCCGAACTTCGTGCGCCTGCGCATCCCCGGCGCTGCCCGTGCTTTGGCCGAGCGGCTGACCGAAGAGCAGGACGACGACGACACGGGTGCGCCGTTGCCCGATGAGCAAGGCCAGCGCCGAGCCTTCCGCCGCCGCCGCTGGCGCGTCGACCTCGACGCCCTGCCGGCCGCCGTGCGCACCGGGCTGCAAAGCGATGGCGTCGCATCCATCACCCGTGTGCAGATCCGTTCGCGCCTCAAGCGCAAGCGCGACGGGGCGCAGTTCAACGACCTGTGAGGACACCATGAAACTCATGCTCTACGTCGGCACCGAAGGCTTCACCGACGACGCGCTCAGGGACGGCGACATCTTCGCCGTGTACCCCGACACCTGGGAGCCCGGCAACAAGGAAAAGCAGCGGTACCTCGTCGTCCAGACCGAGGACTTCTCCGGCTCGTGGGACGAGCTGGTCAAGAGCGAATACGCGCCAGGTCCAGGTGCCGAGCCCGTCATCCGCCGCGCCCGCGCCTACCGGGTGGACTACGCGCCCAAGCTCGACGCCGAAGAACTGGCCGCAGTGCGTGACCGCAACGTGGCGGTTGAGCCCATCGTCGGCCGGTTCTCTCTCGCCGACATCGCTCGAAAGTAACGTGGGAGAGCCGCGAGCAGATCCGCGCCACATGCGACTGGACCTGCTCGCGGTCGGGGTGCCCTCGACGCACGAAAGAACCCCCGAAACCAGACCCGAAGCCCAAGCCAAAGCCCAGGAAACGCTAGCCCGTGGCCACTGAAGTCGTCAGCACCATTCGATCGAGCGGGGGGGACTACACCACTCTGTCCGCTTGGGAGGCTGGCGAGCAGGGCGATCTGGTCACGGCCGACGAGATCCGCACCGCGGAGTGTTACGACGACTGGCCTAGCGGTCTTGTCGACAATGTAACCATCGACGGCAGCACGACCGATAGCACCCGCTACATGCGGATCACGGTGGCCAGCGGGCACCGCCACACCGGCACCCCGCAAAGCGGCTTCTACATGAAGCGTGCGGCCGGGTCGTCGTCGCGCATGATCAGCATCGCCGACGATTATCTGCGGTGCGAGTGGCTGGACGTTGAAAATACGACCGCATCGGGCGCTGGATTTGGGTACACCAGCGGCACCGGCGTTGTGCTGCTGAATTGCATCGCCAAGTCAGGAGCGTCGGCCAGCGCCTTTGCAAACATCGGCAGCGGAGTGACTTTCCTGTGCTGCCTGGCCTGGGGCGGCACCTACGGCTTCCAGTTTGTGACTGGCACCACGCCGCAAGTGCTCAACTGCGTGGCGGCTAATGCGTCGAACACGGGTTTCCGCGCTAGCGGCAATCTTGGCGGTGGCGCGGCGCTTAAGAACTGCGTCGCCTACAACAACCCGACGCCTTACAGCGCGGCCAGTTTTGGCACTGGCAGCACCCATAACGCAACAGACAGCGCCAGCGACGACGCCCCGGGCGGCGATAGCGTCACCGGCATCAGCAGCAGCGATTTTGTCGACGCTGCCAACAACGACTTCCACCTGGCCAGCGGCTCGGCGCTGATCGGCGCGGGGACGAACCTCTACAGCGACTTCACGACCGACATCGACGGCGATACCTGGCCGTCGTCGGGGGCGTGGGATATCGGGTTCGATTATCGGGTGGCGGCGGGCGGACAAACTGTCGCCATCGGCCAAGCCACCGAGACCGACACAGCGCAGGCCTTCACCGCGGTGCCTGGAGCCTTGGCCGTCAGCATCGGCCAGGCCAGCGAAACCGACCTCGCCCAGGCCTTCACTCCGGCCACCGGCGGCGGACCTCAGACGGTCGCCATCGGGCAGGTCTTGGAGACCGACCTAGCGCAGGCGTTCACGGCCGTCCCTGGCGCCTTCTCGGCAACCATCGGTCAAGCGCAGGAGCTGGACGAGTCGCAGACCTTCACGCGCGTTGTCGGTGGCGCGACGGCAATCCAGCAAGCGCAGGAGCAGGACGCCGCGCAGCCGTTCACGGCCGCCCCCGGCGGCGTGGCGGTTGTCATCGGCCAGCCGCAGGAAAGCGACGTTGCGCAGGCCATGGCGGTGCAGGCTGTGGCCGCCATCACGGCGGGCATGGTCTTCGAGATCGACTTGGCGCAGCCAGTCACGGGCTTGACAGGCGGCGCCGCCGTCGCCATTGGCCAGGTGAGCGAGACGGATACCGCGCTTCCCGTGACGGCCGTTGGCGGTGGCATCGAGATCGACTTCAGCGCCATCCGGCGCATCTCAAGCGGGGCGGTGGCGGCGCGGGTGTCGCGCGGCGCCGTCTTGCGCATCAGCGTGGAGGCATGACAGTGGTCGTCAATCCCAACTTGCGGCCGGCCGACCAGGTTGCCCCGGTCGATGTCGATGAGCGCGTGCCGCTGCTCTTCGACTTCGCCAACATGGACAGCGCGGCCACGGAGGTCGCCGGCACGCCCGCGCTGAGCTGCGAGGCCATCGAAGGCACGGACCCCAACGCCTCCGGCTGCGTCGAGAGCCCGCCACAGGTCAGTGGCCTGCAGGTGGCGGTGTGGTTCAGCGGCGTCGAGCCCGGCGTTGTCTACCTGGTGCGCTGCGTGGCCACGCTCGACACCGGCGCCGTACTCACCCGGGCGATGAAAGTGCCGGCGCTGCGCGTGGGCGGCGGCGAGTGAGGAGGCGGCATGTTGATCGGCATCGCGTCTGCCCTGCTGCTGTGGGTGCTGCTGGGCGCCGTGGTGGCGGCCCTGACGGGCCAGCTGCACGTGCGGCGCTGGCTGCACCAGGCCTTTCTGGCGGTGGACCAGCTCTGCAACGTCCTGGCCACACCCATGCACGGCGGCGCCTGGGCCGACGAGACGCTGAGCGCCCGCGCCTACCGCGCGCACAGCGCCGGCCGCTTGTGGGGCCGCGTGTGCATGCCGGTCATCGACCTGCTGTTCATGTGGCAGGGACCGCGCCACTGCGAGCGCGCCTACATCGCCGAGCGCGAGCGGCTGCACGCGCCACCGGAGGCCCGATGAGCGACGATCTGCACCCGACCCGCCTGTACTGGTGCGCGGCCACCGGCCGCTGCATCGTGCGGCATGAGGGCGTGGAGGTGCGGCGCTGCACCCGGCCGCCGGTGCTGGCTCATGTCGCGCGCCTGGTCGAGCTCGAATACCTGCCCGGCACCGGCCACATGTACGTGCAAGAGGCCACCGGCGCCCGGCGCGACATGCAGGCCGGCGAGGCGGCCGAGTGCCTGGCGTACCTGCGGGCGGTAGCTGCAGCGGGACAAGACAAGGCGAGCGACTGGAGGCCCTGAGTGGACGGCAAGCGAATCAACCCCGCGCAAGCCTGGTGGGATGCCGCGCCAAGCGTGGCTGCCGTCACGGCATGGCTGGCCGGCCTGAGCGTCGAGAAGTGGCTCGGCATCCTGGGCATCGTATTTCTGGCCCTGCAGATCGTCGGCTACCTCTGGCGGCTGCGGCGCGACATGCGGCGCGAGGACGAGCGGCGCGCCAGTCGGATGTCGGCGCATGAAGAGGACTCGGCGTGATGCAACTCCCTGACCCATCCTTGCCGTGGCCCATCCCAATGGCGGCCGTGGCCATCATCGCCGAGCGCGAGTCGCTGCGCCTGCGGGCCTACCTCTGCCCGGCCGGCGTGCCCACCATCGGCTGGGGCGAAACCGACGGCGTGCAGCTGGGCGACACCTGCACCAAGGAACAGGCCGACCGCTGGTTGTGCGACGACCTGGCCGACCGGACAAAGGCCGTGCTGGCGATGATGACCGTGCGGCCCAGCCCCAACCAGCTGGGTGCGCTGGTGAGCCTGGCCTACAACATCGGCCTGCGCGACGACAAGCGCAAGCGCGGCCTGTACTACACCACCGTGCGCCGGCTGCACAACGAGATGGATTTCGACGGCGCGGCCCGCGCCTTCGACTTGCTGAACAAGGCGCGAAACCCCAAGACCGGCCAGCTCGAGGTGCTGCGCGGCCTGACGATCCGCCGCAAGCTGGAAGCGGCGCTGTACGTCACCCCCGAGCCCGACGACCCGCCAGCACCCATGCCGCAGGCCGTGGAGCCAGAAAGCAAGCTGACCGAGAGCCCGCTGGCCCGCACCGGCGCCGGCCTGGGGCTTGGCGGCGTGGTGGCTGCGGTGCAAGAGTGGGGCGGCAGCATCACCGGCCTGAAGCCCATGCTGGACACCGCGCGCGGTTTGCTGGTCGACACGCTGGGTGTGCCGCCGGGTCTGATCTTGCCGTTGGCGCTGCTGGGTGCTGCCGGCCTGGTCGTCTACTGGCGCCGCCGGCAGCGGGCTGAGGGCTGGGCATGACCTGGCTGCTGGCCCTTGCCAAACCGCTGCTGGCCGTGCTGCGCGCCGTGCCGCTGGGGGTGTGGGTGTTCATCGCGGTGCTGGCCTGGGGCGGCTGGCAGCGCCACCGCGCCATCAGCGCCACCGAGGCCCGCGCGCAGGCCGAGCAAGCCGCCGCCGTACACGAGGCCACTGCCGCGGCCCAGGCGGCAGCGCGCGAGCTCGAGCATGCCCTCAACACCAAGGCCAAGGAGGCCGCCGATGCATACCGAGCCAGGGAGGCGCGCCTGCGCCGTGATGCTGCTGCTGTGCACACTGAGCGTGACCGGCTGCTCGACGCCGTTGCCGCCGCCGGCGCCTGTCCAGCCGGCCCGGGTGCCTCCGCCCCCGGCGGAGTTGATGCAGCCGCCGGACTCCGGGATGTGGTCCGACAGTGTGTTGGAGCTCTTGCGCAGGTGGCAGCGGCTGCTGATGCCAGCGACGCCCGCCTGAGTGGCTTGCAGGACTACGTGCGCGCCGTGGGTCTGGTGCCGGCGGCATCGGGGGCTGAGGCCAGGCCGTGATCGCCTGGCTACAGGCCCTGCCGTGGTGGGTGTGGGCCCTGTGGGCTGGCATGCTGCCCATCGGCTGGCTGATCGGCGCGGCCGTCGACCGCCGCCGCCTGGCGCGCGAGGTGCTCGAGCTGAAGGGCCGCCTGGCCGAGGCGCGCACGGCCCGGCTAGACCTGCTGGTGTACCTGGACCGCGCGGCCAGCGCGGCGGCCGTCATGCAGCGCGAGCGCGATGCCGTGGTGGAGACGGCCGCCGGTGTGGCCAAGCTGGCACGGCTGGATGCGCTGCGGCCGAGGGTGTAGCGCGCCTGTCCTGGGTTGTCGCGCCGTTGTAGCGCGCTCACCCGGCTTTTCGAGGCTTGACGCTCCGTAAGGTGTTGATTTTCAACACCTGGCCGTCCGCGGATCGGGTTGTGATTCTGGTCGTCGTGGGTTCGAGTCCCATCAGCCACCCCACCCTATGAGATTCGGCCCCTTCGGGGGCCTTTTTCTTGGCCGTCTCTGGCGGCACTTGTCGCGCAGTTGTAGCAGGGCCGATGTTGCCGGCCCAGGCAGCTACGTGGCCCGGCGCCAGGTGCGCATAGCGCTGCAGCATGGCGGGCGAAGCCCAGCCGCCCAGCTCCTGCAGCACGCTGTCGGGCGTGCCCGCGATGCGGTGCCAGCTGGCCCAGGTGTGCCGCAGGTCGTGCCAGCGCAGAGCGGGCACGCCGGCGCGGATGCAGGCCTTGCGCCAGGCGGCGCTGCTGGCCTTGCCTGTGGGGGCGTCCCACACCAGGCGCGGCTTCTCTTCCGGCCGGCGCTTCTTGGCCCACCGCGGCGCCGGGAACACCCAGCGCTTGTGCATGCCCTGCTGACCCTGCAGCACGTCGAGCGCGTCGGCGTTGAGCGGCACGGCAATGGCCTTGCCGGCCTTGGCCTGGTCGGCATGCACCCAGGCAGCAGCTCGCGCCAGGTCTACCTGGGACCACTCCAACAGGCGCACGTTGCTCTCACGCAATCCGGTGGACATGGCGAAGCGCGCCATCGCGCGCAGGTGCTCGGGCAGCTCGGCCAGCAGCTTGATGGCCTGCTCGTGCGTCAGCCAGGTGGTGCGGCCCTGCGGCTCGTGCAGCTTGGGCACGGGCGGCGGCGCCGGCAGCCAGCCGCGCACCTGGGCGTGGCGCAGGATGCGCGACAGGTCGGACAGGTAGCGGTTGACGGTGGCAGCCGACAGGTGCCGCGGCGCCGGCGGCGGCTTGCCTGCGGCCCGCGCGGCGGCGATCTCGGCGGCGTTGGCGGGCTCGGCCTGGCGATCGCTGCTGAGGCGTCGCACCACGTCGGCGGTGATGCTGGCCAGCGGCTTGCTGGCCAAGCGGGCCGAGAGCCAGCGCAGGTTGCGCTTGGCCTCTTCGATGCTGCGCAGGTGCTTGTGCTCGGCCAGCCAGCTGAGCACGGCTTCGTCCCAGGTGTGGGTGGGGGCCTCGCCTAGTCGCTGCTGCCGCCACTGATCGCGGTAAGCCGTGGCGGCCCACTCCTTCGCCGCGGCTTCGTCCGAGGTGCCAGTGCTGCGGACAAAGCGGCCGCCGCCCGGAACGGTGAAGTCGACCCACCAGATTCCGCGCTCGCCGCGGCGGTAGACACGCATGCCGGCTTCTCCCCTTGTAACGCTGTTGACCCTTGAAGCGGCGCACTGTACTGCCGGCGCACCCAGTCGATGAGGTCGGCTTCGACGAACAGGTAGGCGCGCCCCAGGCGGGCCGCGGGCAGACCGCGCTCGCGGATGGCCTCAGACACCGTGTCGGGGTGCGCCTTGAGCAGGCGCGCGGCCTGGGTCAGGGTGAGGATGCGGGGGCGGGGTGACATGGTCATGCCAGGCTGTCCAGCGGGCTGGCCACGCCGGCGGCGCCGACATTCGCCACGTGGGTGTAGATCATGGTCGTGCTGACGTCGCTGTGCCCCAGCAACTGCTGGATGGTGCGGATGTCCTTGCCCGACTCCAGCAGGTGCGTGGCAAAGCTGTGGCGCAGCGTGTGCGCGGTGACGTGCTTGTGGATGCCGGCGCGCTGTGCGGCGCCGCGCAGCGTGCGATTGAGCGTCTTGGGGTGCAGGTGGTGGCGCCGGATGACGCCGGTGCGCGGGCAGGTGCTGTAGTCGTCGGCGGCAAAGATCCACTGCCATTCCCACGCGCGCGGGGCGTTGGGGTACTTGATGGCCAGTGCGTGCGGCAGATCGACGTCGACCATGCCGCGCATGGTGTCCAGCGCATGCAGGCGGGCCCGGTGTGCGAGCTGGGCACGCAGGCCGGCCTCGAGCGACCGCGGCAGCATGGTGGTGCGGTCTTTGTCGCCCTTGCCGGCGCGGATGGTGATGACGCGGCGGTCGAAGTCCAGGTCCTGCACGCGCAGGCGAAGCACATCACTCTGCCGCATACCGGTGGCGTAGGTCAGAGCTACGGCCAGTCCGGCGCTGGTGCGCGGCAGCTGGGCGACGATGGCGCGCACTTCAGCCTGGCTGAGCACGCGGGGCAGGTGCACGGGCTGCTTCGCGCTGACGATGTGATCCAGCCACGGCAGGCTCATGCCCAACACCTGCCGATACAGGAAAAGGATGGCCGCTTTCGCCTGGCGCTGGGTGCTGGCCGAGACTTTCTTCTCGGTGGCGAGCTGAGTGAGCCAGGCCTGCACTCGGTCGCCGCCCAGCGTGGCCGGGTGCTTGCGGTCGGCCCAGCGCACGAAGGCCTTGTACCAGGCCACATAGATGCGCTCTGTGGCCAGGCTGTAGTGGCGCACACGGCATGCCTGCCGGATCTGGTCTGCCAGCTTGGCGGGCTTGGCGGTGGCGGTGTTAGTGGACATGGCCGGTGTTAGCGGACAGGTGGTGTCTGAGAATTCAAGTTAGGCCTTCTTCTTCGCCTGCGACAGTTCGGCCAACCGGCCAAGCCTGTCGGCCGTAATGGCGGCCTCGTACAGCGCGGAGGCCGCCACCTGTTCCTGCTGATCCAGCAGCACCGATAGCGGCGGCCAGAAGTCGCCTTCTCGCGGCAGGGCGTCTATCTTGGCCTTCGCTTCGTCGCGCTTGCGCATGAAGAACACTAGTTTGTCGGCAAGGCTCTTTTCTTGTGCCATCAGGTTCTCGCTTCGGAGCCGCGGCCTAACAGGTCGGTTAACCGGAGCGCGCCACGGCATCGCGCTTCGGCCAGGCTTTACAGGCGCCCGGTTACCTTTGCGTTAGGCGTCGTCATACAACTCGTGCCGATGGCACAGCGCATCCATATCCAGCCTGGCGCGCTGCGTCACCAGTTCGCGCCCATCGCGGAACACGATGCAGCGGTATCGCTGGCCCGGCCGGATCTTCCATTTGTCCGCCTCCACGCCTTCAAGCACCAGGCGGTCATCTGGCGGCAGTTCCTCGCGCGGCGGCCCGTAGCTGCGCCACGCCTCGCTGGCATCGCAGTCATAGAACTTGTGGGCGGTGCGAATCTCATCCTTCAGTATGAACATGGTCAGCCTTCTTCGGCAGGCGCACTTGCAGTTGCGTGCCGTCCTTGCAGGTAATGTCCAGGACCGTGCCACGCTCCCAGCGCTGGGCGTGCGAATAGCCCCCGCGCTTGGCGCACAGTTCCTCGGCCACGGCAATGTCGGGCGGCTGCACCATGTCTACGCAGCCCGCCAGTGCGGCAGCAACCCCGGCCGCAAAGAACACCCGCGCCAAGTGGCATAGCGCCAGGCTCGGCGTGGTCACGTCATACGGGCCGCGGTCATAGGTCAGCGCGCGCCACAGCCGGTCGTCGTTGTGCTCCCGCAGCACAGCAAACGCCAAGTCCTCAATCTGGCGGTCTGTCAGCGTGTGCGCTTCGGACGCAGCGCCTAACTGGTCGTTGGACTCGGACCCTCGACGGGCTGCGTTCGTGTCGTCAGTGCTCATTCGTTGCGTCCTTGGCTCTCGCTCGGGCCGGTCAACTTTGCGTTCGGCTTCAGGGCGCAGGGTGCGCGGCCCTAAAGGCTTCGGCCTCGGCCGTCTCCTTGTCCCACAGCGCCTGCGCGCCACCCAGCACGCGGGCCTCGTCCAGGTCGGGCAGGTGCCCCGGGCCTTCAAGCGTGTTGGCGATCCACTGCATGCCCACGTCCAGCCCTTCCAGCTTCGCGGCCACCACGGCGGCGCGCATGGCGATCACCTGGCTCTGCACGATGTCGCCGAACGCGATTGCGCGGCGCTCGCTCTTGGCGGCTTCGGTGTGCAGCCGGTCAACCTCGGCCCCGATCTGTTCCCACAGGTCTGTGGCGGCCTTGTGGTACGCCGCCGTTTGCTCGGGGGTCTGCTCAAACAGGCCGCCGCCCATGTCGTCGCATGCCTCGGTGTAGCGCGTCACCAGCGCCATGAACTCTGCCTTTGTCATCGTCGGTCCTTTCGGTTGCATCTAACCCCAGCCGAACTGGGCGTTGCAGGCGAGGCCCTACGGCCTCGCCGATTGGCTCGCGGGTCCAGGCGGTGCAGCCGTAGTGCCCGCCTGAACTTGGGCGTTAGGCCTTCAGGCCACACGGCCGCACTTGTTGCACACGGTGCCGCAGGTTGCCAGGTAGCTGCACCCTTCGTGCCGCTTGCCTGCGCAGCGTTGCAACCACCGATCGCGCTCCTGCAACACGGCGCCGCTGGCGTCCTCGTGCGCGGCCTCCAGCTCCAACACGCGGGCGCGCAGTGCGGCCACATCGCCCAGCAACACGGCGCGATGCGGCGCCCGGCCTGGCCAGCAGTCATCGCTCTCAGCCGCCTGCGTCCTCGCGTCTGCCTCGTCCGTGCACAGCATGGCAACGCCGTCGCGGTCCAGGCAATACCAGCGCGCTTCGGTGGCATGGCCTAACTTCCGCTGCACCGGACCCGCAACGGGCTCGCTGGGTGCTGGCGTGGTGGCGTCTTCAGTCATGGTCTGTCCTCGCGTTGCGTGCCGGTGAGCTTTGCGTTCAACGCGGGCTAATCGCCTGCCACTGCCCATCCCACGCCCGCGCCCAGCAGCCAGCGTCATAGCGCACCTGCAGGCCGGTGCGGGCTTGCACCTGCTCGCAGGCGCGCCGCTCTGACTGGCCCCAGGCCAGCAAGCCGAGCAGTGCCGCGCAGGCCAGCGCGGCGGCGGCCAGCAGCAGCGTCAGGGCAGTGGGGCCGGCGGGCATCACTTGCACGAGCCGGGCAGGTACTTGGCGGGCAGCGTGGTGCCGTCGCCGCTGTTGCCGCACCGCCATGTGGCGATGATGCCGCCGGGGGCGGGATCTGCGCTCTGTGCGGCGTCAGCGAAAGGCCTCAGCGTGATGATGCGGCCGTCGATGTCGGCGGCGCCGATGCCCTGGACCTTCACCGAGATCATGCCCGCGGCGCTGGTGGTGACTTCGGCCACGTATTTGGTGCCCGATGCGGCCGACAACTCGCAGCCCCACGCCCCGGCCGCCGGCAGCGCGCTGGCGCTCTGCACGGTCTCGGTGATCGTCGTGCGGCACGCGCTGGCGGCCAACAAGGCCTCGCTCAACTTGGCCTTGCGGGTGTAATCCTGGTAGGCCGGCAGGGCGACGGCGGCCAGGATGCCGATGATGGCCACGACGATCATCAGCTCGATGAGGGTGAAGCCTTGGTGCTTGCGGAACATGGCGAACTCCTTGGGGTTGGTGGCAGCAATGGGCTGCCGGGGTGGTGATCGCTGGGCGATCGACGGGTGATCGCTGGGCGCTATGCGCGCCCCTGCAGTTCCCAGATCCGACGCAGCATTGCGCGCTGGATGCGCGCGAGGGGCCTGCCGTCGTTGTCGCGGATCTCGGTCGTGCGCGGCGTGGTCGACCAGTCGGTGACGGTGGACGTGACGATCGCCGGGAACTTGCGGATGTCGGTCTCGGCGGCGATGGCGTCGAGCATCTGCTGCTCGGCCGCGGAGATCGGTTCCGTCGGCTCAGGACCGAACGGCGACGGCTGCACAGCCGGGAGCGGCGACACCTGCTGCCCGGTTTGCGGCTCCGGGGCGTCCAGGGCCTGCAAGTGCATTGCCTCGCCGACCGATAGCCTCTCGACAACGGCCACGATCTGCACAGCGGTGTCCCACGGGATGGGGCGCTGGTGCTGGGCGACCCAAGCGTCGATAAGGCGGGATGCGGTCGTGGTTGCAGTCATGGTGATCTCCTTCTGGGGTTGGGTCGGGCTACCGGGCGCAACTCCGGCTATCGGGTCATGGTTTCTGTCTGCGGCTTCCCTCACGGCGCATGCCGTCGCCCGGTTGCTACGCAAGCATGTGGAAGACGCTGGCGTTCGGCGCCATCTCGCGCCACAGTTCACCGCGCTTGATGCGGCCAACCATGGCGCGCGATATTCCGAATCGGGCGGCCAGTTCGTTGTAGGTGCCATCGGCGGCGCGGATCTCGCGCGCCTTCTCGGTGTCGACCTTCAGGTTCTTGCGCTTGGCGCGGATGCCGCGGGTGACGGCGGCAATGCGGCTCGCCGTGCTGAAGCGGCCCTTGCGCGCTGCAAGGCGCGCGATGGCTGCCGCGCTCAAGAGGCGAATGTGCGAGTGCTCCACACAGCGGCCGTTTCCGCAGATCGGGACCAGCTTCGCGGGCTTGTCGATGCCACCGCAGCGGACGGTCAGCTTCTGGTCCAGCGGCAAGTCTCGCTTTAGCGTCACCACCAGGCGGCGCACCGGCACGTAGCCGACTCCGATGATGTGCACGATGGGATACCCGTTCGTGGTGTAGGTGCCGACCCATTCGCGGCATGACCCGACTTCGGTGCACAGGGCCATGAGGCCGTCTAGCGTGGGGAGGTTCATGGCGCCTCAGAACGGTATGTCGTCTTCCATGTCGTCGAAGCCGGTCGACGATGCGGGCTTGGCGGCCTGGGATCTCCGCTGCTCGGCGCTGGGCCGCTGGGCCGGGGCGGCGGGGCGGGGCGCGGCGCCATCTTCCTTTCCACCCAGCAACTGCATGGACTCGCCGACGATCTCGGTGACGTAGCGGGTCACGCCCTCCTTGTCCTCCCACTTGCGCGTCTTCAGCCGGCCCTCGACGTAGACCGGTCGGCCCTTCTTCAGCCACTCGCCGGCCACTTCCGCCAAGCGGTCGTAGAAGACAACCCGGTGCCATTCGGTTTCTTCCTGCGCCTCGCCGCTGGTCTTGTCCTTCCAGCGGCGGCTGGTGGCCAGCGAGAGGGTCGCAACGGCGACGCCGCTGGGGCTGTAGCGCACCTCGGGGTCTTTGCCCAGGTGGCCCAGGAGGATCACCTTGTTGACGCTGGCCATCAGTGAAGGCCCTCCAGGTGCTTGACCAACCGCGAGCGGATCAGCTCGCGCTGCAGCGGCGTGAACAGCACGGCGCGCTGGGCACGGCCGGCGGGCTTGATGCCAAGCTGCTGCTCGATGAATGCCTCGGTCAGCTTGAAGCCGAGCCAGTCGCAGATGGCGCCCAAGGTCAAGGTGGCAATGACGGGTGGGGCGGGATCGGCCGCGCTTTCATCGGCATGCGCGGCCGGTCCCTCGTCACCACTGGACACGGCTTCAGCCGATTCGGCCGTGCTGCTGGCACACGTGCGCGGTGCGTCCACCGCGGCCGGCGCGTCCGCCGGGCTACTGCCGCTCTCTTGGGCGTCTTGGGTGAATGGTGACGCCGGCAGGCTCGTCTGGTCCTGCGGGACGGGACCGCTGCACCCGTCCGGCTGGCTTTCAGGTGCGCGGCACCCGTCCACCTGGCCCCCGACTTGCTCGGGCGGCGTCGTGATCCTCGGCTGCAGCGCCTCCAGCATGGCGGCGTGCTGCTCCATTTCCTCGGTCGTGAAGGGCTCGGTGCGGCCTTCGATGTCGGGCAGTGCGGCGGTCACCGCGTCGATGCCGACCCGGCCCACGGCGCTGGCCAGGGCCTTGCCGAACCGCTCCGACGCGGCGCGCTGGCGCTCCTTGGCGCGCAGCTCGGCCAACTCGGCGGCCTGCTGCTCGGCGATCTTGCGCAGGCGCTCGGTTTCGGCCGCCTCCTGCTCGCGCGCCACGGCCTGGCGATGCAGCTCGCGCATCACCTCCAGCACCTCGTCCTTGCGGGCCAGCGCGCGGGCGTGGAACTCCTGCCAGTCCTCGGGCGCCAGCTCCAGTTCGGTCAAGGCGCGGATGCCGTTGTGGATGCGCTCGGCGGTCATGCCCGGGGCGCGACAGCGTTCGATCCAGGTCGACAGGGCTGCCAGCTTGGCCTGCAGGGCTTCGATGCGCTCGGCCTCGATGCGCGCCCGCTCGGCCTTCTCGGCAGCCACGCGGGCTTCCTCGGCCTCGATCTGCTGGTGGATGGCGTCTTCCACCGGCTTGGTCAGGGCGATGACCTCGGTCGCGCGGGCCTCGACCACGCGCTTCAGGTCGTTGGCCTCGTCCTTCAGGCGCTGCACCAGGCGCTGCACGGCGAACCGGCCTTCCTCGCGCAGCACCAGGCGCGCAGCCTTGGCGTCCTTCATGCCCTTCGGGGTCGTCACGTCGTAGGCCACGTCGCGGTAGCGCGCGGCCAGGGTGCGCATGTGGGACTCGATGGGGGTGAAGCTGGCCAGCGCGGTGTCCTTCAGCGTGGCCGGCTCGGGCTGCAGGGCGATGATCGGCCCCGGCTTCAGCAGCGCCGGGTCGATCTGGGGCAAAATGTCGGCTTCCATGGCAGTCACTTCGTGGTGTAGCTGCCCAGGGCCACCGGCACCTTGTCGGCCAGTTCCTTGCGGACGTTCAGGGCCAGCTCGATGGCCATTTCCTCGCGGTGCCACTCGGCGCGGATCGTGCGCAGCACCAGCATCGGCTCCTTCTCGCCGGTGATGATCGACAGCCGCAACTCGAAGGTGCGTGCGCGCAGTCCGTGGTACGGCTCGCAGGCGAACTGCACGACGGCAGGCAGCGTGTCCTTCGACGTGGCCTTGACCTGCTCGAACGAACTGCGCTCGACGCTCAGTTGGCCCTCCACCGATTCCGCCTTGCTGGCCGACTCGATGGTGATGGCGCGCACCGCGGCCGTGGCCTTGCGGCGGTCGATGGCGGTGCCCTCGGCGTCCACGCACACGATGCGTTCGGCCCAGTCCTCCATCCATTCGGCCAGCGAGCGCTGGGTGAGGCGGCGGGTCTGGCCGGACGTGCTTTCGATGGCGCGCAGCGCGTCATAGGCCGCGGTCGTCTCGGGCTTGTAGATGGCCAGGTTGTCGGCGTGGCCAGGGGCGACCGGCGTGCCCAGGTTGAGCACGCACACGGCCTGCATGTGGGCGGGGTTGACGAAGGCGGCAGCGCCGCCCTCCTTGTGGATCTCGACGTAGGCGGCCCAGTCTTCGAGCCGGCTGGTGGTCATCGTGCCGCGGGCGCGGCGGCGGGTGGGCTGGTACGGCTCCAGGTCGTGCAGGTTGAAGTCGTCGGGCAGCGCGATGGCGCCGGAGGACGAGTCGATGCGATGGCCGATGGCTTCGGCCGCTGCGGTGATGGCCTGGGCCTTGGCCAGTTCCTGGATGGCTTCTTTGTCGAACATGGTGGTGTCCTGGTGATGTGGCGGGCTCAGGCGCCAGGGATGCGGCTCTGCGAGCCCTTGGTGTCGTTGTCGAACAGGTCGGGCTGCGCCAGCGACATCGCGCCACCCTTGCCGACGTGCAGCACCGTGGCGCCTTCAGCCACCTCGGCGCTCTTGCCCAGCGCGGTCGGGTGCTTGAACTCGACGCTGTGCGCGACGCGCACCTGGTGGGTGCCCTTGATGGGCTCCAGCTTCAGCTTGATCGTGACCTCGCCCTTCTTGCCGTGGTCCACCACGTTGGCGGCCGTCTTCGACAGGGCGACGGAAAGCATGGCGTCGAACTGGCCGCCGTCCAGATCGGTGATGACGCCGGCCACGTCGGTGGTGGCCTGGGAGGGGCGCTCGTGCATGGTGCGGTCCTTGTGGTTGAAAGTGTTGGTGGGGCGGCCGGAGAGCAACTCCGGCTATCGGGCTGGCTCAGGGAGGAGAAAGTCTCGCCCTCACGCCGCTTGTTTGGCGCCGCCCCGTTGACTTAGAAACTCGGTTCCAGGCTCTGAGGCTTGGCCGCTTGAACCTTCCACGGCGGGGCGGTGACGGCCTTGGCCTCTTCCTTCAGCTCGCCGGCCATCAGGCGCTGGCGATAGCTCTCCACCAGCTTGTCGAAGCGGATCAGGTCGGACCAGATCGCCTCGATGCGCGCCTCGTCGCGCTCGATCACCTTCAGCGTCAGTGCGCGGTTGATGATCTCGAGCTGCGGGCAGTACAGGCCCATGTGCCAGCGCTTGCGGCCGGTCACGGCGAGGCCGAACAGGCACTGGTCGACCACATCGTCCCAGTTGTCCTCGGTGATGATGCGGCGCAGTTTCGACGGCGCGAGGTAGGCCTTGTATTCGGCGCCATCATCGTCCCCGATCAGGCCGTCCACGCTGACGCCGAACTTGCCGTCGACCGTGCGGATGAAGCCCATGGGCATGACCATCACGCCGGCCTGCACCTCGTGCGCTGCGCGGGCCTCGGGCTCCAGGCGTTGGCCGCGCGCCGCCTGCCAGGGGCTGAACTCGTCGTCGTCCAGCGGCAGGCCAGTGATGCGCTCGATGGCCAGCCGGAAAGCCAGATCCTTGCTGGCCTTGGAGAAGTCGCCCTTGTCGGGGCCGGACTTCAGCAGGTCGCGGATGTCCTTCACCTTCGAGCCGGTGATGCAGCCGGCGCGGGCGCGATGCCATTCCTCGCTGCCCTGCTCGCAGTTGATGCACTCGATGTCACGCTCCACGCTCATGCTCCTTTGCGTCGTGCGACGGTTTTCATGCCGCCAAAGTAGGGGTTGGCCTTGTTGCGCTGCTGCTGGGTCAGGCCAGACCACCAGGTGTTCAGGGCCTTCTCGCCCTTCTCGGCAGCGGCATTGCCTTCATCCACGAGGCGGCTGGCCTCGGGGTCGTCGTCGCCCTCGGGCGCTTGACCGCTGCGCTCCGCGTCTTCGCGGTAGCCGCGGGCGCCGCGGCCGTCGTTGTCCTTGCCGGCCTGGGCCGTGCCAGTGATGGCCAGCAGGGCATGGCGCATCAGGAAGGTGGCCGACGACTGCATTTCCTGCAGCGGGTTCTTGGCGCCGGAGTCGTCAGGCGGGCCGCCAAGCGTCAGGGTTTCGACATGGCCCAGCCGATGCTCCAGCAGGCAGGTGACGGTGCACCACGGGCCGTCGGCGCCGCGCTCGAACTTCACGTCAAAGCGGTAGCCGAAGCCGCACGCGGCCAGTGCCGGCTGCAGCATGGCGGCCACCACCTCGAACTCGCTCTGCACATACGTGGGGCCGGCGCCGCCGCCCTTGGCGCGCTGCGTCACCTGCTTCGTCTTCGGCACGACGATGTTCAGTTCCTTGAAGCGGCGGAAGTCCTCGCGCGCCGCCAGCTCCGCCTGCCGCTTGCGCTCCCGCTCCTGGCTCTCGCGGTAGCGCTCGTCCATGGCCATCAGGCGCTCCAGGCGCTCGATGTCCTTGTCGCCACTTTCCATGGCGATGCGCAGCAGGTCGGCCGGCGTCACCACCGTGCTCGGCAGCGCAGGCTGCTGCACGACCGGCACATTGGTCGGGGTCAGATCGACGGCCTGCAGCACCTGCTGGGCCGTGGCTTGTTGGGTGCTCATGGGACTCCCTATCGAATCCACCACGCCCGCATTGCGCGCACCATGCGCGTCCACAGGCCGGGGGACGGTTGAGGTTGTTCGCTGTCCTGGCCGATCTCGCTCACGGCGGATGCGGCCTCGGTCTGCGGAAAGCTCGACACGACATCGGTGCTGGGCATCGTGGTCGTGTCGGCGCGGTGGTGGGGCTTCTGGCCCAGGAGGTAGATGCGGCCCATCACAGATGCCTGACGATGACGACGGCCAGCAGGACGCCGATCAGCACGGCCAGCAGCCGCCCTGCCCAGCCGTTGCGCGCTGGCCGCTGCCAGCCTTCGCACCACTGCGCCCGGCTGTCCGGGAATGCCTCGTCCAGCGTGCGCGGGTGCCGGCGCGTGGTGGGCCATCCGGTGTTGTTCACTTGGCGCGCTCCTTGAGCATGGCGTCGGCGACCTTGTATGCATACGCTGCGTCTTGTTCGGTGTTGAAGTCTTGCCGAACGTCTGCAACCACAAGATGCCCGATGACTGCTGCCGCGAAGTAGTCGCGCAGGGTCATGCCAACTTCGTTCTCGTCAATCGTTCGCTCGCCGTCTCCGTAGCCTTCTCGGCGAATCACGCGAACGCCATACGGAAACGCCGGCCCGCCGTTGTCGTGCGCGCTCATGCCATCGCCTCGTCGCGTTCGCGGTCGCACTCGCGGCGCAGGCGCTCCTGCACCGCTGTCGAGAAACTGCAAGGCGAGATTTCGCGGCCCTGGTCGTCTTCGATCTTGGTCAGGATCGCCGGGCCATCCGTGGCGTCGTAGTACACGCGCACGGGCAGTTCGCCCACGTGGCTGTCGATGCGCGGCTCATCGTCGCCATCGGGCAGCACGTTGTTGAGCCACACGTCGCGGTGTGCGCAGGCGGCGGTCATGCCGCCGCTTCCTTCAACCGCGGATGCGCCGCCATCGCGGCCTGCATCAGCTCGGCGCCCAGGGCCAGCGCTTCGGAGGGCGACAGGCACACATGCGTGCCCATGCCATCGCGGGCGGTGAACAGCAGCACCTGGGGCTGCTGGTTGTTCTCGGCCTGCACGCGCAGCACGGCACCGCGGCTCGTGATGCCCTCGCGGACCAGCTTGGTCCAGGGGCTCGAGGCCTGGGTGGCGAAGTTCATGCGTCGCACCGCCCGAACAGCGCATAGGCCACCACCGGGCCGGCGCCCAGCCACAGCAGGATGAACAGCGCGACCTCGGCCGCAGTCAGCAGGTGATCCATGCACGCCTCCTTGGGTTGGTGCGCGCAGTATCGGTTCTCCGATTTAAGTTGTCAACGGTTTTCCGATAGTCACGGACAAGAAATTGCCCGCTCGCGGCGGGCTTCTGTCGGGTTGCTTGCGACTACTGCAGCGCAGCTCGTATTGGATGTTCCTCGCGCGTGCAGTACACGCTGGTCCCAGACAGGCTCTTGACCGTCAGCGTGCGGCCGTCCGGCAGTGTGATTAGGTCGCCCACCTTGGCGGACCGCCCGACGCAGTGCTCACCCTCGGCGCCGGTGATGCCGTCGCCAACGGCCTTGATGAGTGAGCCTGGAATGAACACAAACCAGCAGCCAGCCAGTTGTGTTGTGATGGCCGCCGTCAGAACAAGCCCCAGCTTCCGTCGATCGATTCCACGCATCCTGGTGCCCCTTCCACACTGTTGATGACGACATTGCGCCTTCGGCCGCTGAATCTGTAGACGTTGCCCGTCATGCGGCTCGCGCCGGCGGTTTCCCGCGCAGGCCGGCAGGTTTGGCGGCCTGGTGCTCGGCGTGCAGTTCTCGCAGCTTGGCCACTGCAGCATCCTCCAGTGCCCCGCGCTCGCGCTCGGTCAACTCACCCCACTGGGCGGCCGTGATGCGGTAGAACGGCCACGGCTCGGCGGCCACAACGACGGCTGCGTCTCTGCGCTTTGGGCCTACGCCATCGGCCAACCATTGAGCCGACACCTTGTAGAGCTGGGCAAACCGCACGGTCAAGCTGCTGCCGGCCGCTACGCGCTCCGCGTCCGACAGCGTGCTCTGGCTGATGCCAAGCGCCTTGCAAACAGCGGTTTGCGAAAGCCCGGCCTCAGTCCTGGCCTCGAACATCCGCTGACCGAACGCCGTCCGTTGCATGGGTCGTCCCATGCCGATCAGTTTGCCGATATTGACTATCGGCGTTCCGAACGGCACACTATCGGTATTCCGGTGACTTCCGAGCGCACTCATGGACTGGCCAAGCATCCTCAAAGACCTCAGCGACCGCGGCCTGACCCAGCTTCAGATCGCCGAACGCTGCGGCGTGGCCCAAGGGACGGTCAGCGACTTGGCTCGGGGCGCAACCAAGAACCCCGCATTTCAGTTTGGGCAGGCGCTGCTTGATCTGCACAAGTCGACGACGCCGCGCCGGCCGAAGGCTGCCGCCTAGCGCGGCAACTCCAGCGACCGCCGAGCGTACTCAATCCGTATCTGCGCGCACACCCGCTTGAGCATGTCCGCCAGCGCCCTTGCAGCCCATTCCTGATCGCACATGCCTGACTTCGACATCGATCATCTCCTGACCAGCCGCCCGTCCAACCCGGACCGCGATGCGGTGCCGATCCGGCTGGACCTCCCGCCCAACTACGCGGCGGCGCTGGACGGCTTGGCGCACATCGACGGCAGCAACCGCAAGGCTCTGTGCGAGCTGGCGGTGCGCGAGTACATCGACCGGCGCCTCAAGGATTTCAGTCTGGTCCTCAAGATGGCCGGTCGCAATCCAGTCAGCGCGGATTCGGCAGGAGACGACTGATGCAGGCCGACCTGTTCGCCGCCCGCTCGCGCGGCCACGCGCTGGCCGGCCTTGCTGCCGAGCGCGCCGAGCGAACGGAACCCGGCTGGGTCGACCAGGCCGTGGATCTGCTGGGCACCTGGGCGCGGCGCCAGCGCGAGCCGTTCACGATCGAGCGCGCCCGCCTGGCCATTGCCAAGGATCTGCCGGAGCCGCCCGACGGCCGCGCATGGGGTCAGGTCACGCTCACCGCCAAGCGTCGCGGCGTGATCGTGCAGGTGCCGCGGCTGTACTTGCCCGCGGCCTCGTCGCACGGCAGCCCGAAGGCGGCCTATGCGGCATGGGGTCGGTGATGCGCAAGACCCAGGTCAACAACACCAGCGGCATCACCGGCTACTGCCTCGTGCAGCGTCGCAACAAGGGCCGCGGCAAACCGACCCTGGCCGTGCGTGCGCAGTGGCGCGAGGACGGCCGCGTGCGCGGCACCAGCTACAGCGTCAGCCTGCACGGGCCGATCAAGGCCTGCGAACTTGCCATTGATGCGCGCGAGCGCGGCCTTCTCATCAACAGGGGAGGCGGCGCCGACGATGAATGGATCTGGTCTGGCGAACCGGCCCCGCGCCAGCTATGGGCCGCCATCCGCAACTCCGAACCCAAGGCAGGCTGACCATGAACTGCAAGCCCGGCCAGCGCGCCCTCATCGTCCGCGAAAGCCCCACCGACCCCTGCGTCGGCCTGCGCACCGGCTGCCCGGTCACAGTCGACCGGCTGCACGTGCCTCGCACGGTGCTGGGCGCGATGCTGGAGGCGATCTCCGGCCCGGCCTGGGTCGTGCGCGATCCGCCGAGCTGCCCATCGGGCGTCAGCGGCTGCTGCGACCTCGAGGTGATCCCCGACCAGTGCCTGCGGCCGTTCGATGACGCGGCCGATCTCGTGGTGGCGGCCGAGGGCGAGGTGGTCGGTGCTGCTGCACAAGCGGGAGTCGAGTCGCCATGACCGACAACGAACGCATGTTCGCCCGCGCCATCGCGCCCGGCATGGTGGTGTACGCGCCGGGCATCGGAACGAAGCGCTTTGCGCGCGACATGGCCACGCTGGAGAGACTGAGCCCGGCGGCAGTGCTGTCACCCAAGCAGGCGATCTATCTGCGCCAGGTTGTGGTGCGCTTTCGGCGGCAGATCCCGGCGGACATCGTTCGCATCGCGCGGGCCGAGATGCAGGAGATGGAGGCGCAGACCGCATGACGGCGCCGCTGACCCCTCACGACTGCGACCTGCGCGATTTCCCGTCGATGCTGCTCGACGTGGCTCGCCTGCGCGATTCCACGCTGGCCACGAATGAAACTCCCGAGGCATGCTGGGCTGCAGTGCTGCTGTGGTGTGCGTCGTGGCACCAGGTGCCGGCCGCCTCGATCCCGGACAGCGACCAGTGGCAGGCCAAGCAGGCCGGCTATGTGGCGCGCGGGCGCATCGACAAAGCCTGGCAGGCCGTCCGCGTTGGCGCCCTTCGCGGGTGGGTGAAATGCAGCGATGGCCGCCTCTACCACCCGGTGGTTGCCGAGAAGGCATTGGAGTGCTGGCTGTCAAAGCTAGCATCCCGGCTATCCAGCGGGGCCGGCAACGCGAAGCGCCACAAGATCGCCTTCGACCCGAAGCCCATCGAGGACCAGATTGCAGCTTCCCGCTTGTTGCTGGCGGCGCTGAATCCGCACTCCCGAGCGCTGTCCCGAAAGAAGCACGTCGCACCATCGGCGGGGCTTGAGCCGGAGCCCGATGCGCCTCCCGACGGGAGTCCCGCCGGGAGCCCGCCGGGGTCGCAAGGGAAGGATAAGG